GAATCCGCCCGGCTTGGTTGCGACGATGTTCGCCTGTTGCATTGCAGGCGGCACATAGCCGTCTTCGCGGTCGGTCGTGTCAATGTCGCCTTCGAAGCGGTCGGTAATCAGCAGCTTCGCATCCCCGATTTCCTCATACTCGAATTGGTCTTCGTCGTCAGGCGAGAGCACGCCCAAGCCGCCGAGCGTGGGCGCACCGCCCATTGTGCCGTCGGCGGCGCGCTTGACGACCTTGCGATAGATCGTGCAATCGAGCGCGAACGGATGCTTGAGCGTCACAGCATCCGCCGCTTCGTTGATGCGCCGGGCGATATCGGGAACCGTCATTTCTTCACTCCAAGGTTTGCTACCAGCGCATCATATTGCGCCTGCGTGATGCCGCCAAACTTCAATGCCTGTTGCAAGCCAGAAATGGCCTTGCGCGCGTCCGCCTGTGCGCGCCGCTGATCGGGCGTGAGCGAGCGCCGGGCCTTGTCCGCCGCCCTTGCCGCCATCGTCTGCGCGGCCTTCTTAGCCTGCGCTGCGGCGTAGTCTTTCGATTGCGACATGCGGATTGTCGCCGAGCGGCCCTTCGCGGCCTGCTTTTCGCCCTGCGCGCGCACGTCCGCCGCCTTCGCCTTTTCGTACTTGTGGTCCGCCTTGTCGCGCACCGTGCGCAGCTTCAATACCTGCGTGGCGAGCTTCTTCTGTACGCCGGGGTCTTTCTGAATGTTGTGCATCGTGCGCAGCACATGCTTGCACGCGACGCCATGCAGTTCCGGGTTGCGGATTTTGGGGAAACCTTCTTCCCCGCGCCCGTAGGCGTATTGGCCGATGGTCGCCATGTAGCGATACCAGTAGCGGTGCCGTCCACAGTCGCAGTCATACTTCAGCCGCCCGGTTGCGACCGCCTTGCCGAGCTTGCGCGCGTCATTCTCAGGGGTTGCCGCGACCGCCTGCATGTCCAGAAATTCGACGTGGACATGGTGCCGCGCGACGTCCGAATCAGGCCCGGCGTTCGTGATGAAATGCAGCACGTCCGCTTTCACGCCGACCGGGACCGACGTGCGAATCTGTTCGTTGGCGCGCTTCTTATCAATCCACAGCGCCAAGTCGATGACATGCTGCGCGGTGATGCCGCCGACGTACTGCGCGGGCTTGCCGCGCTTTTTCGTCTGGAATTGCCGCTTGAAGACGGACACGTTCTGTTGGAACGCGCGCACGTCTTTGAGCGTGATCGCGCGCTGCACGCCGCCGAGCGTGGTCGTGAGAAGCCGCTTGGCGTCATACAGGCCCGACACTTCATCCGGGCTTAGGATGGTCGTCGCGGCTTCGCGTTCGGCCTTCTCGCGGGCGTTGCGCCCTTCGTATTCCTTCTTCGCGCCCGCGATGCGCTTCGTTGCTTGCGCGACGATATCGCGCGCGAGCTTTACCCGGTCAGACGTTGCCATTAGTCGAGTGACCCATATGCGGCTTTTTCCGCGTCAGTGAGATAGCCGGTCTTCTTTTTGATGGCCGCAAGCTGATCGGGCTTCGGCATGACGAGCAGTTGTTCCGGTAGCACTTGCTCGAACGTGTCGAGTCCCGCCGCCGCGAACGGCACGATAAACAAGGTGCGGTCGCCATAAACCCGGTACGCGACGAGCGTTAAATCAAGTCGCTCGTCGGGCTTCGTGTAATAGCGAACCGCGTCCGCCCACACGGGCGTCTGCACCGCGAACTTGCGGATTTCCCGCACGAACGCGGCAGTAGCGGTATCGGCGGGCATCCGTTATTCCTTCGCGAGCTTCGCTTCGGCGGCGGCGCGCGCGGCGGCTTCGGCTTCGGCATCGCCGCCCCAAGGCAGGCGAGCCTTTTCTTCGGCGGCGCGGGCTTCGGCTTCTTCGTGGGCGCGCTGCGCGGCTTCTTCGATTTCCTTCGCGACCCGCACCGCGACGGCGGCTTCGTCGGGTTCCGCAGGCCATTCGACGGCGGTCGGGAAGTCCGGCGAGTGCGCGAGATTGCCAAGCGCCAAGCCGTAAGCCGCCCATGCCTTATAGACGCCGACTTCGAGCGGCGTGAGCAGGCCCGCCGTGTACGCTTCGGTCTTGCCAAACAGCTTCTCGCGCACGCGGCCCATGCGCGTGTCGAGTTGCGCTTGCGCTTCGCGACGCACGCGCGCAGCAACCGCTTGTTCGTCCACGACCCACGCGGCCTTGTCCTCACTCCACTTGTGCTCGTCATCCGGGCGCGGGTAGAGCGTCAGGCCCGCCGCGTCGAGCGTGATACCTGCCAGCACGATTTCGGCGGCATCGCCGTTGTCGCGGCGGTACAGCAAGACCCCGCGCCAGTCTTCGCGCAGTTCCCACGAACCCTGCACGAGATACGGCCACGTCCGGGGCGGGCGGTCGGGCAGGGCTTCAGCGGTCGTGAAAGCGGGCATGATCCAGCGGTCGCCATCGCGCGCGTCCGCCATTGCGAGCATCGACGCCTGATATTGACCCGTCACCGGGTCGAACGAATGAATGAGCATGAGTGTTCCTTAGATAATGCGGATCATGGGAGTGAGCGCGATATTGCGCGGGCGCGCTTCGCCGCCGCCGTCGTTGTAAGAGCCTGCGCCGTGCGTGTGATTGCCCGCAGCGCCGATGCCGACGTTATGGCCGTGGTTGCCCTGCACGTCGGTCCCAAAGCTATGCGCGTGGTTGCCAGCGGGCGACGTCCACGGCCAAACGTTGTCGCTGTCCGACGAGTGCGAACCGTACTGACCGCCCGCATAGCCGCCCCACGGATAGCCTGCGTTTTCGCCATAGGGCGAGACGTGCTGATGGTCGCCCGAGCCGCTTGTACTTCCGCTGTGCGCGTGCGCGCCTTGCCCGTCAGTCCATGCGCCGTGAATGTGATCGCCGACCCCATTGACGTACACGCCATGCGCGTGGACAAGGTTCTGCGAGTATTGAATCGAGCCGATGCCGCGCCCGGAGTCCAAGCCGCGCCCGGCATCCCAACAGCGGATGAATTCGCCAATGAGATAGGGGATGCGGAAGGTCGCGCCATTGACGCCGCCTTGCCCGTAGCCAAAGCATCCCCACCAGCCCGCCCACCAGTCCGCTTCGAGCACGAGCGCGCCGCTCGTTTGCGCGAGCGCCCACAGCGCCGGATAGGCCGCGCGCGAGAGTTCCGCGCCGTTGCAGATCGAGAAGCCTGCGCGCGCGCTCGTGCGCGGCTCGTAGTGAATCGAGCCGATGAGTGCGCGCGAGATTGCCGCCTGCACAAAGGCCGCGTTCGCGAGTTGCGCGGTCGCGGCGGCAGGGTCCGCGATGGTCGGTGCGGTCGGTGCGCCGGTAAAGGCCGGGCTATTCAGGAACGCGAACACGCCCAAGTCGGTTGCATCGACAGTTGCACGAAGTCCGGTCGCCGAATAGCCGATATAGACCTTGTTCGTGGTCTGTCCGATGCCGCCCGCTTGCTGAACCGGCGTATAGCCAAGCCCGCCCTGTTTCGTCGCGAGAATGTCGGCAAGACCCGCGACGTGGTTGACGTCGGTTTGTCCGAACACGAGATTGGAGCCGCTACCCGCGACCACATTCAGGGTTTGCGAGATAGCGCCGAGCGCGGTCACAAGGCCCGCCGTCCAACCCGACGCCCACAGCGCCGCGTCGCCGCCGTCGGCGTTGCCGGAAACCATGACTTCGGAGACGTCCACCCGCAGGGTCTTCCATGTCGAAGTGACGTCGCCAATCAGCACGCACGGCTTCGTGCCGTCGTTGCCGAAGCGCACCGTCATGTCGTTCGCCGCGAGTTGCCCGAGGATCGACGCCATGCAACCGTCCCACGCGAGCGTGGTCCCGACGTGCCCGGCGAGAATCGCGGAGAAGGATTTTCTGTCGTTGCCGTCGAAGACGTCCACGCGCATCCGAATGAACGTGTCTTTCGCCTGCGTGCCTGCCGGGAACACGATGCGGATAGCGCCGGTTGAGTTGCCCGCGACCGATGCGATGCCGCCTGCCGGGTTCGAGACGCGCATGATGCCGTTGGCGTCCGCCGTACCCATTTGCACCGCCGTGCGCTTCGGCACGAATTCCGCGTCCATTTCCGCGACCGAATGGCCCCATCGCTCCCATTTCGTCGGCGAGGTTGCGGGCGTGTTGCCGGTGTTGTTCGCGGCGATGCTGCGATAGGTCTTGTTGTCCGGCCCCGTCACCTTCGCGCCGATGGCGTAGGTCGTGCCCGCGACGTATTCGCCCAAGCCGCGCGCCTTCTGCACGTATTGCGTGTGCGGGTCCGCCTTCGTTTCGTGCTGAAGGATAAGCGAGGCCATGCCCTGCGGATCGACGCCGACGGTCACGGTCACGTTTCCGTCAGGGAAGGCCGACAAGTCCATCGTGTACGCGAACGGGACGTCGAAATTCGCCGACTTCACGAACAGCGCGCCGCCCGTCACGCGCGACCACACCGCGCACAGCGTAGGCGTTGCACTCAGGTTCGCCGACGGAACGCCGAACCAACCGATTTCGCCGATGGACAAGCCATTGGGCGAGCGGCCTTGCGGGTCCGTGTCGGTGATCGTGACGCCGGTCTGAACCGACGTCGGCGTGGGCTTCGAGCCGCCGCCGATAGGGTATCGGGCGACTTCGTTCTTCAGCGCGATTTCATTGCCGGTCGGGTCATACAGGTTCGTCCCGATGGCGATGTGCGTGAGCGTGATCGCGAAGCCCGTCCCGCTGCCGTTAGGCGCGAGCGCGAGCGCCGCCTTGGTGATTTTGGGGTTGAGTGCAGCCACGATGGTTCCAGTGAGTGATTGGAACCATTCTCGACGGCAGTCTTGCGCGCGCCGCCGCGCGTTTTCCTATGTCAGATAGACAGGAACATCGCCGCCATTTCTTCGCCCATGTCCATCGCGTCATTCGCCTTGAGCGTGATGTTCGCGGCATTCACGAGCGCGAGAATCGCGACGTTGCCATTGGTCGTATCGGGCGACAATTCGTAGCGCGTGCCCGACTCGTTGAAGCCCGCCGTCTGGATGCGCGCTTGCGGGTCGTGCTTGGCGACGGCGGACATGATTTCGAGCAGGCCCGTATGCTTGGCGCTATAGAACTGGCGTATCGCGTCTTGGAAGGCTTCTTCCGTGAATAGGCGGTCGCGCTCCCCGCGCGGGTCGTTCGTGACCATGAGCGCGCCAGAAACCCGCTCGCCGTGCGGGAGTTCATCGGAAATGATGATGAACCCGCTCGCCGGGTCGAGCATCGCGCGCAGATTCACCGCCTGCCCGAAGTAGCCGACGATTTCGGCCTGCATGGTAAGGATATCGCTCACGACCATTCCTGAATGATTTCGCCCGCGTCATCGAGCCGCGTGCTGATGCGCGAGCCGGTATGCGTGCCGAGCGCGCCTTCGAGCGTGCCGATGGATTCAATGTCGATGACAACCGGGTAGCCTGCGGGCGCGGCCTTGCCGTCGTTCTGTTGCCCCGCGCCCGGCGCACGAAAGCGCGGCACGGTCGCGCGCACGGTCATGTCCGACACGAGAATCGTGATATTCGGTTGCTCGATGGCATTGACCACGCCGGGCGGGTCGATGGCTTCGAGTACGCACGGCCATTTCGTCTTGAAGCCCGCGAATTCGTATTCGCTGTAGAAGCGCCGACCTGCCGGGCCTTGCGTCATCCACGTATGCCACTGCACGAGCAGCGAATGCGCGGTCTGCATTTCGGGCGCGACGAAGGCGACTTGCACCTTGTATTCGTTGCAGACCGTCGAGCAGTGATAGACGCGCTCTAGCTCGTCGCCGGGGAACACGAAGGGCGTTTCCGGGACGGCCACGGAGTAATCTGGCAGCACTGGCATGTAGTTGCGGTCGAGCGCGAGAAAGATGACCGGCAGCATGGACGACAGGCCCGGCCCGGCGTTGTTCTCGTTCTGCCGCCATGACTTGAGCATGTCTTCGACGCTATCGACCATCCGGCCCGCCGCCCACACAATCGACTTGGCGACGGGGCGCGCGGCGAATTCCTGCACGAACTGCGTGTCGGCAATGAGCGAGCCGTGATAGCCAATCATGTACGCCGACAGGCCGAGTTGAATGGGCGTGAGCAGCGACATTTAGACCCCGTACTGTTGCTTGGCGGCGCGCAGCGCTGCGTCGTCTTTCGCGTCTTCCTTCGGTTCCGGCTCGAAGTCCACGACAGAGCCGCGCGAGAAGGCGCGCACGCGGCGCGACAGGGCATCGCTTGCGGTCTTCGAGACAATCAGCGGGCGCGTGGCATCGACGCCATCGAGCACAACCACGCCCGCGCCCTGCGGTGCGCGCGAGAGCAACGAGAGCAGTTCTTCGTTTTCTTCGCGCATCGCCTGAATGGATTGCATCGCCAGTTCATGATCGCGCGCGAGCGAGTCATACAGCGCCTTGTGCATCGCTTGCGACAAGTTCCAGTCGGCGAGCACCGCATCGAGCATCATCCCGTCCATGCCGACCGGCTCGACCGAATCGAACATATAGCCGCGATTGGTCGTGTAGTTCGGTTCCGCGACGTAATCGAAGCCGCCGAACATAAGCGGCACGTCGATGCCGCCCTGCGGCTTGGCGAAAATCGCCGACGAGAAGCCGCCTTGCTTCGATTCGAACAGGCGTTGCGCGGCTTCGCCGGGCAGCGTGTCGAGAAATTCCGCTTCGTGCGTCACGTTGCCGTCGTCGTCCGCCGACAGGTGCGTCGTGACGATGGCAGGCTCGATGTAGATAGTCTTGCCGCTTTCCTTGTCGATGACGGTTTCGGGCGGATTGAACCCGAATTTCATGCGCAGGATATGGCCGTAGAAGCCGCGCAGGTCGCGGTTCTTTACGCGCTCCTGCACTTCGTTGCCATTGACGAGCGCGGCAAGCGCCCGGCAGTCGATATTGCGGTCCTGCCCGATGAACTTACGCCCGCGCTCGCGCACGTTGTAAGTGATTTTGCCGGTCTTCTTTCCCATGATGATCCCTTTACTTCGTGAGAGTGCCTTCGAGCAGGATCGGCATACAGCCGATAGCGCC